CGACCTGGACAGCGGGCGCTTCATCAAGCAGTCGCTGAAGGGCACGCGCAGCCGAGCTGCTGGGTACCGGAGCCCGTCCACCAGGGTCAGCTTCAGCAAGGGCTACGAGTTCACCGCGACCCGACGCCAGTTCCTGCCCGACGCGGACCGGCTGCCCAGGAAGTACCGCCTGGGGTTCGAGCGGGTTCTCAACGCCCAGCGCGTGCATTACCTGGGGCGGTGACAGGTGGCTATCCAAGACATCTTCGAGGCCCTGCGACCGGAGCTCGAGGACGACTGCACCGTGAAGTTCGGCACCGACGCCCTCGAGGAGCACGACGTCGCCCCCAAGGTGACGTTCGTTCCTGGGGAGTTCTCCTTCCGCGCCACCACTCGCCAGGGGCTCGCCAGCCGCGACCGGCACCCCCGCGCGGTGTTCTCGCGTCGCCAGGCGGTGGAGATCCACTGCTGGGGTGAGAACACCGCTGACCCCCGGCTGTCCGCGCAGTTCGCTGCGGCCGAGGAGCTTGTGGAGCGGACGCTCTGGGCGATCGAGCGGGCCTGCCGTGGCAGCTACGAGCTGGGCGCGGGCTCTCCGCTTCCGAACGGGGCGACCGACGCCGGCGTGGTTCTCATCTTCACCGTGTTCTTCGACATCCCTGTCGTGGAGCCGGTGGACAGGCGCGAGCTGGTGGCCGCGCAGATTCTCGACGTGAGTAGCACCACCGACGTTCCCGAGGCAGGCGTCCCGGCAGCGATGACCGGGGTGGCTGTCTTTGGCACCACCGACGACGAAACAGAGGTCGAGGCGACCCCCGCGCCCTAGAGCGCTACAGTGGAGAGCACGATGGCAAAGACAGACTTGAAGACCGAGACGCTTCCAGAGGTACACGCGGCGGTGGCTGCGACCAAGACCGTGGAGGCCTGGTCACAGGACAAGGCGACCCCCGCCTGGTTGTTCGGTGCGGCCAAGGCGGTCGGCGGCTGGGGTGAGGGCCGGGTGCTCACCGAGGCCGAGTACGAGGCCACCTGCGCGAAGGCCAGCGGTGCACGGATGCTCGGCGGGGACCTGATCGAACGTCCCAAGTAGTCCCCCACCCCTTCCCTTTTCTCACGAGTTCTAGGAGGCACAACCGATGGCCATTCCCGACGCCACGCTGACCATTCTCGACGGCGCCCTCGGCGTCGTCCCTGCGAACGCGGAGAACGTTGCCGCGCTCATCGGCTGCTGCTCCTCTGGCACCGCGAACACGGTGTACGAGTTCACGGACATCAAGACCCTGCGAGACACGCTGGGCTACGGCTCTCTTGTCGAGGCCGCCGCCTACGTCCTGGCGGTCGCCGGTGGCTCGGTGGTCTGCGTGAAGGCCCCCAGCACCTCGGGGTCGAACAGCGCGGTCACGGCCACCGCGACCGGCCTGACGGTGGTGACGCTGACCGGCGTCCCGCTCGACAGCTATCTGCTCAAGGTGTTGATCATCACCGGAGGCACGAACCCCGCTGGCGGCCTGGTGACGTTCAAGTACAGCCTCGACGGCGGGCGCACGTACTCGGCCGAGCTCTCGCTCCCCACGGCGGGGACCTACGCCATCCCGAACACCGGCATCACGCTGAACTTCAGCGCTGCCACCGTGGTCGCCGGCGACTACTACACCGCGACCAGCACGGGGCCGAGCTACTCGACCGCCGAGCTGAACACCGCAATGGACGCGCTGCTCGACGACGCGACCACCACCTGGTTCATGGTTCACGCGGTGGGCATCCCCGCTGACACCACTGCGGCAGCTGCCATCGAGGGCGCGCTCGACGTGAAGATGGCGCTCGCGGCGACCTCGCAGTACCGCTACGCCCGCGCGCTGATGCAGAGCTACGAGGGCTCGGACAGCGCAATCAAGGCCACCTTCCTCAACCTGGCCTCGACCCGCGTCATGGTGGCAGCTGGCTTCTGCTACCTGACCTCGCCGATCAACGGCTCGCAGTACAAGCGTCCGCAAGCCTGGGTCGCCCTGGCGCGCGCCTGCGCGGTCCCGGCGCACGAGGACCTCGGGAAAGTCAGGACGGGACCTGTCATCGGCGTGGGGGCCCTTCTGCGCGACGAGTACAAGACGCCCGGCCTGGACGTGGCGCGCATCACCACCCTGCGAACCATCGTGGGGAAGTCGGGCTTCTACGTGACCTCCGGCCAGATGCTCTCGGCGGTGGGGTCCGACTTCCGCTACCTGCAACACGCGCGGGTGATGGACATCGGTGCCACCACCGTCCGCGCGGCGATGCTCAACTACCTGAACGACAGCGTTCGGGTGAACCGAGACACCGGGCTGATTCTCGAAGAGGACGCGCAGTCGATCGAGAACTACATCACCGCGCTCATGCGCACGACCCTCACCCAGCCGGGGCACGCCAGTGACGTCAGCTGCCAGGTGGACCGGACGGTCAACATCCTCTCGACGAACAAGCTGGTGGTGCGCTTCCGCATCATCCCGCTCGCGTACCTGAAGACCATCGAAGGGGACATCGGCTTCGACAACCCCGCCCTCCGTCTCGTCTGACGCTTTCCCCTAGCCCTTCCCTCGAGGAGCCACCATGCCGCTCGCGACCGCAATGCTTTACCCCCTCATCAACGGCAACCGCTCCGACTTCAGCTCGGCGACCATCGACATTGCCGGGGACAAGTTCAACGGCATTAAGTCGCTGAACTACAAGCAGACCCTGGAGCCCGGCCTGGTGCGCGGGAACAGGGCACAGGTGCTCGGGACCACGCGCGGGAAGCACGACGCCGAGGGCAACGTGGAGCTCTACCTGGCCGAGTACCAGGCGCTCCTCCTGAAGCTGTCCGCGCTGGGCGCTGGGCGCTTCGGTTTCATGGAGGTGAAGTTCAACATCACCGCTGGCTACGCCGAGGGGCCGCTCGACCTCATCGTGAACGACCAGCTCATCGGCTGCCGAATCAAGTCGGTGGACAGGACCAACGCCGAGGGGAGCGACGCGCTCACGGTGAAGGTGGATCTGCACATCATGTACATCATCGAGAACGGGCTGATGCCCATCTCGGCCACGCAGTTCCTGAAGTAACCACCTCCACCCAACCAGGGAGATGACAGATGCCGAAGCTAAACGACGACCAGTTGAAAGAGTTGAAAGGGAAGCACCCCGACCTCGAGCTGGTGCTGCTGTCCTCGGACACCGGCGACGAAGTGGTGGTCCGCGCCCCCAGCCGCGCAGAGTGGGACCGCTTCCGCCTGCTGATGAACAACGACAGCCGCAAGATGAAGGCCCCGGAAGAGATGCTGTTCTGGTGCCTGCTCTGGCCTGCCAAGGCCGACCTGGAAACGCTCCTCGACAAGCGACCCGGACTGGCTGAGACGTTCGCCTCTGGGGTGGCTGGCCTGGCTGGCGCACAGAAGGACGTCGAAAAAAAAGTCCTCTGACGGCGGCGCTCGAACAGGCGCACCTGAGCCCCGAGTACGCATCCCACGCCCTGCTCGCTTTCTGTCGCGGTCACAGCGAGGAGGACCCCCAGCTGCCCCTCGTAGGGGCTGCGCTGGTCGCGGAGTTCCTCTCACTCGTGAGAGGCTTGCTGAAGTAGGGAGGCCCTATGGCAAACGAGAAGAAGTACCTGACCGAGGAGGATCGTCTCGCGGCCATTCGCGCGAACGCCCGCGCGTACTACCACCGGAACAAAGAGAAAGCCTCGGCAAGCGCTCGAGCTTGGCACGCGGCTAACAAAGACAAGCCCGGTCGCATCGAGAGACAGCGAGCCAATGCGGCCAGGATGTACCAGCGCCGACGAGACGAGATCCGAGCGCGGAATGCAGCTTGGTACGCAGCCAATCGGGACCAGGTGATCGAACGCTCAAAAGAGCGCCACCTTCGCGACAGATACGGCGTGGAGGACTACGAGGCGATGCTCGCAGCTCAGGGCGGTCGCTGCGCCTGCTGCGGGACAGACAAGCCAGGAGGGCACGGGAAGCGCTTCGCTGTCGATCACTGCCACGACTCGCTGCGCGTGCGCGGCCTGCTCTGTCAGGGCTGCAACACCGGGCTTGGGATGATGGGCGACAGCATCGAGCGACTGCGCATGGCGATCTCGTACCTGGAGGCTCAACGTGGCCGGTAACGAGCGGTTGGCCTGGCTGTTCGAGCTGTTCGACAAGATGAGCGGGCCCGCTGACAAAATCTCTGCGTCCCTCGCTGGCATGAACGTCCAGGTCAACATCACCCAGAACAACATCAACAAAATGGGGCGGTCGGCGGACGGTGCGAGCAAGGGCTTCCTGAACATGGGAGCGGGCCTGGGTGGGTGGTTCTCGATCGCCAAGGGCATCGCGGGGACCGCCATCTCCATCGGGGAGACGCTCGGGGGCTGGGCGATGGCCGGGGCGAGCTGGGTGCTGGACACCCTCTCGTTCAAGGAGTCAATGATGGCCAGCTTCCGCATCCTCGAGGGAAGCGAGGTGGCAGCGAAGAAGCTGTTCGACCGGGCGATAGACTTTGCAGCTGTCACCCCGTTCAGCACGCGGGAGGTTATCGACGCTTTCAAGGCGCTGCGCGGGGCGGGTATCCAGACCAACGAGCTGGAGAACGTCTTCGCTGGCCTGGCCGACGTGGGGGCGCTGAGCGGCAACCCCGGAGCGATGAAGTCAATCATCTACCAGCTTGCGCAGGCCAAGGGGAAAGGCAAGCTCCAGATGGTGGACTGGCGCGTGATGGCCGAGCACCTGGGGCCCGCTGGGCTGGGTCAGGAGGTGGTGTTCGCCAACATCGCCAAGAACATGAAGATAGCTCCCACAGCTGTCGCCGCTGCGATGGAGGCCGGTCAAATCACCTGGCGCCAGGGACTCTTCGCCATCCTCGAGGCGGCACAGACGAAGTTCGGGAAGCTGGGCCAGGTGGCCATTGCGCAGGGCTCCACCATCTCGGGCATGTTGGAGACGCTGAAGTCCCGCCCCGACGAGTGGCTGTTCAAGGACGACGCGGTGCTCAACGCGGCCGAGGGGATTGGCATCTTCAAGGGAGCCCTGGCCAACTTGAACGAGGTGCTCCGCGTCGGCAGCAAGAGCGGGGAGAGAATCCAGACCGTCCTCTTCGGCATCATCAACCGCGTGAGCAAGGGACTGTTCGGAGACCTGGCCAGCGAGACGACCGGGCTGCAAGCGATGGAGGACCTGGTGATCGGCGTGGCCGGGTGGGCTGAGAAAATCTTCAACCTGTTTGCTGGCATTGCCTCGTTCATCAAGGGCTTCGCGGTGGGGCTCTCGCCCGCCCTGGGTGGCATCTTCTCGCAGATGAGCATGAGCGAGATGCTCGACCCCAAGAACGCGGCGCTGTTCGCCACCCAGATGGAGAAGATTGGGAAGGAGGCGGGGCGCTTCGCTGGTGAGGTGATGAAGGTCTCCAGCTCGCTGACCGTCATCGCGGGGCAGCTCACCACCGGCCCGCTTGCGCGCCTGTTTGGCCTGACCCCCGAGCCCACCGGCGAGTCACCGATGGACAAGGTGCTCGCGGCGACCGGCTTCTGGGACAGCACACCGAAGGTCAGCGCCAACATCCGAGAGCGCGGGGCCGAGCGCAGCTGGTGGGACGACATTCCTGGGGCGCGCGCGGACAAGGGAGCGAAGCTGGCACCCTCGCCCTACGACAAGACCGTGGCCTGGGCACGGGGTCAGTTCGGTGGTGGTGCCAGCGGTGGCGCCCCTGCCTCGGCCCCCACCGTGTCGATTCCAATCCACATCGACAACCGAGGGAACCAGGGGGACGCGGACGCCATCTCGCGCAAGCTGGAGAGCACCATTCCCGCTGCGCTGGGGACCTACTTCCAGACGCTGGCAACCGAAGGGGGGAGCTGAGCAATGCCCATTCAATCGCTCGTCTCGCTGGTCACCGGAGCCGCGCTCCCAACCAACAGGGCCACCAGGGCGACGACCCCCAAGAGGCCCGCCGCGCCGCTGACGGTGAACCAGGCCCCGGCAAACACCCCCTGGTGGGGCGACTACGGCGCGGTCTGGGACGTGGTGAGGATCGCCGGCATCGAGCTGCCTGGCGTGGCGACGGTCACGGGGAAGGGGTTCGAGCAGAAGATGGACCGCCGAGTCATCCCTGGGCAAAAGGGCAAGCGCTTCAACCACTACGGATGTGACCCGGCCGACGTGGAAATCACCCTTCAGCTCTGGGAGCCCGAGCACCTGGACGGGCTCAAGCGGCTCATCTCCATCATCAAGCCCAAGAACGGGAAGGCGACAGCTCACTCCATCTATCACCCAGCGCTCGACCTGTACCAGATTCGCAGCGTGCTGGTGATGAGCAGCTCCCTGCCGGCGATGTCTCACCGGGGCGTCATGGAAGTCACCCTGCGCTGCGAGGAGTACGTGACGCCGGCCGACGCTTCGAAGTCCGCGGTGGCCAACGTCACCCAGGGGCCCGACGCAGCTGGCTCAATGGCTGGTGGCCGGTTCAAGAACGCCATCGCCGAGAAGGTCGACGCGAACGCTGCGAAGAACGCCAAGAAGCCCAGCACCGACGCGGCGGCCTCTGCCCCGTGAGCGCCCTGGCCACCGCCAACGACCTGCCAGTCATCGACCTGCGGCTCAACCTGCCCAAGTCGGGGGTCTGGCACGCCGACGTCTCGGTGGAGACGGAGGAGAACCTCGCGGGGCAGGTTGTCGTGGCCGTGGCGGGGTCAAGGTTCGTCGGAACGGTCCGGGAGGGGGGCAACACCCTGGGGACCTGGGTGGGCCGCCTAAGCGCTGGCCAGGGCGGTCTGCGCGCGACCCTGCCGGCGAAACAATACCGGGAGGTCCCCCTGTCGGTCCCGCTGGGCGACATTCTTCGCGTGTCGAAGGAATCGCTCTCCAGGGAGGCCCAGCCCGCCGTCACCACGAAGCACCTGCGCGGCTGGGTAATGCGCGCGGGCCCAGCTGGCGAGGCCCTGGTGGCGCTCATGCAGCTGGCCTCGAGCGCCTGGCGCTTCCTCCCGGACGGCACCCTCTGGGTGGGGACCGAGGCCTGGAGGCCGGTCACGCTGGAGCACGAGCTGCTGATCGACGACCCCCGCGAGCGGAAGGCGGTCGTCTTCACCGAGACCCCTGGGTCGCTGTTGCCCGGCGCCACGTTCCTGGACAAGCACGTCAGCTACGTCTCTCACCAGCTGCTGGACGGCGTGCTCCGCAGTCACGTGTGGTTCGAGACATGAGGCCGATCTCCGACTTCTACTATCGCTGCCCCAAGTGCGGCTTCCTCTGTGGCAAGGGGAACCGCTGGCACGAGCGGCGCGACTGCCCCAAGGCGCCAAAATGAGCGACCGGGCCAAGGAAGGGCTGCTGGCCTTCGTCCGCCAGGCGTTCCCCCTCATCGACTACTTGGCTCTCTACCCCGCGCAGATCCGCACCCAGAACGCAGACGGTACGCTCGAGCTCACGCCGGATGACGCGCGCATCTCTGGTCTCTCGAAAGTCGTTATCCGCCACGGGCTCCCTGGAGTTGCTGTGAAGGTCAACGCGGGGGCGCGCTGCCTGGTGGGCTTCGAGAACGGCGACCCTCAGAAGCCGGTGGCCACGCTCTGGGAGGTGGGGTCGATCGACAAGCTCTATCTCGGGACCAGCAACGCCACCGGAAGCGACGCCACCGACTTCGTGGCAATGGCAGCCAAGGTGAACGCCAGGCTGGACGCGATTCAGAACGCGCTGGCCAGCCACTCCCACGCGCTCCAGGCGGGCCCCTACCCCGGCTCAACAACCTCGGTGATCGGCGCGGCCACCGGCTCGAACAGCGTCGGCTCCGCGATTGTGAAGGTGAAGTAATGGCGCTCAACGCCGGCGACACAGACTGCACCACCGGGCTCTCGCTGCGCCTGTACACCGCGCTGAGCGCTGCACCAGGCATGGTCTCCCCGCTGAACGCGCAAGCCATCGCTGCGATCAAGGGGATGAGCCACGCCATCGCGGTCGCGGTGGTGGCCGAGATTCAGGCGAACGCGGTGGTGAGCGGGACCACCTCCCAGGGCAGTGGTGAAACCATCACTGGCACGGTGGGCTGATGCTGGTCGGACCGATCCTCGACGCCAACGTGGTGGCCTACTGGCGACTCAACGAGACGTCGGGCTCGGTCGTGGCCGATTCAGTGGGCACCTATCCGCTCACCGCCAGCGGGTCCCCCGCCATCGTCGACGGCCAGTTCAACAAGGGCCGGAGGTTCATCGACAACACGCAGGTCATTGCGGGGTCGGGCAACGTCGCAGCCGAGAACGTGTTCAAGGCTGCGTTCACGCTCGACTGGTGGATGCGCGTTGAAGGCGACCCCGTGGGTGGCGGCGTGGTGTTTCACTTCGTCCAGGGCTTTCCAAGGGAGTGGTGCCAGCTGGTTGTCGCAAGCGGTCAGCTGCACCACCAGTTTCGCAGCGGGGCGACCTCGTACCAGGGACCGGGCTATACGCTCCCGACCCTGAACGTCTTTCACTGCTACGGGCTGCGGCAGCGGAGCGTCGGTGGCTCTAATTACGCGACCGAGCTGTTCATGAACGGCTACCTCGCTCACACGTACCTGGCGAGCGCGCCGGCACCTAACACCTTCACCGGCGCGGGCTGGGGTATCGGGCGGTACTTCAACACCCCGGCCAACTCCATGCCGATGACCGCTCACAGCTTCCGGCTCTCCAACGTGGCGCGCACGGACGCAGAGATGCTGGAGACGTATCGGCTGGGGTCGAACATCATTCCCCCACCCATCTTTCCCATCGAAGACTCAAAGGGGCTCGCCGTGACAGGTACCGACTGCTACGCCTTTCCAGACCTGCGCGAGAGCCTGGCGCTCCACGACGGCCCGCGCATGATGGCCGATGTGCTCGCGCGTCGGCTCACCACCAGGAAGGGTTCTCTCTCGTTCCACCCCAGCTATGGCATCGACCTGCGCGACTACCTCAATGACGAGATGAACGACGGTCTCCTCTTTGCGATGAAGTCGGAAATTGAAGGGGAGTGCGAGAACGACGAGCGGGTGCTCGAGGCCGACGCCACCGTGACCTACTACCAGGACACGAAGTCGGTGCGCGTTTCCATTGCCGGGGTGACCGCCGAGGGACCCTTCAGCATGGTTCTCGCCGTCTCCGCCGTCTCGGTGGACTTGCTGAAGGAGATTGCATGACGACCCTCGCGGAGCTGGTGGTACCGAAGACGAAGGAGGAGATGCGCGAGCTGCTGCTCCTGGCGCTCAAGGGAGTGGGGTTCCTCTCGAAGACCGGCTACGGGACCGGCTCCCTGGCGGCGGACGGCGCGGCCGAGGACGACCTCGACGTGGTGGTGAAAATCTCCCTCGCCGGCGAGCTGGGCGTGGCTGAGTTCGACGTCAGCTGGGACGGCGGGGAAACCTACGAGGTCGCGGACAGCGGGCAGCTCACGTCCGCGTCGATCGACATCGGGAACGGGGTGACGCTGACCTTCGCCAACGGAGCCAGCGGGGACAGCTTCGTTCTGGCGGACGAGTGGGCCTTCTCGCTGAACATTCCCACGCTCGAGGCCACCGCCTGGCAGCCTGGGAGCGTCCCCCTCTCGATTGTGGAGATGGACTCGGAGGCGATGGCCGACTTCTCCGAGCTGCAAGCCAAGGTCGCAGCCGGTGGCTTCCTGACCACCGGGGTCGACGCCTGGTTGGACCTCTGGCTCGAGGATATGTATGGGTTCGAGAGGGAGCCTGGCACCCCCACCACCGGGACCATCGTGCTCACCGACGCTGCGAGCGCTGGTCCCTTCGTCATCGCCATTGGAGACATTTGGGTGGGAACCGCTGACGGGCTGCGGTTCGTGAACACGGCGGGCGGGACGCTGACCCAGGGCGGAACGCTCTCCCTGGCGGTGCAGGCCGACCGAGTGGGAACCGCGCACAACGTTGCCAACGACGACATCGACACGATGTTCACCCCGCTCCCAGGGGTGACGGTCACCAACCCGATTGGCGCAAGCGGGTGGATCATCGAGGCCGGGACCAATCGCGAGACGGACGAGGAGTACCGGGCTCGCGCGAGCTCGCGCTGGCCTGCCCTGGGAATCGGAGCCACCGCTGACGGCTACGACCTCTGGGCCAGGACCGCCAGCGCGGGGGTGACGCGCACGCTGGTTCGGAACCACCCTTCGACGGCGGGCACCGTGCAGATTTACCTGGCGGGCGGCGCTGGGGCTGTCTCAGGGGCGGTGGTGACAGCTGTTGACGAGTACATTCAACCGCGCGTGCCGCTCAGCTCTATTGCGGTGGTCGCGAGCGCCTCGACGTTCGCGTACACCATCGCGGGCACTCTCTACGTGCCAGCGGGGTACGGGGCGGCTGCGGTGGCGATCATCGGCCAGAACCTCGCAGCGCTGAACGGCGGGGGTGAGAACACCGACGGCGAGCTGCTGGACGGTATTCCCATTGGCGGAACCATCTACGCCTCGGCCATCATCGAGGAAGTGATGCGGACCCCAGGGGCCAGGAACTTCGTCATGACCCCTCTGGTGGGGGCGGACGGCGCTGGCAACGTGGCGCTCGGCACCACCGACGCAGCGGTGCTCACCTGCGACGTGGCGCTCACCGGCTCACCAGACATTCTCGTGGTGGAGTTCTAAGCGATGGCCACCTTCAAGGAGTTCATGGTCGACACCGCGCCCAGCTGGCTGGGGCAGTCGCGTGGTGAGGCATGGATGCGCGGTCTGGGGGACGGGAAGGACGCCGCCCTGGCTGCGCTGAAGGAAGCGGTGAAGATGCGCTTCCTCCGGTACTCCTCGACGGACGCGCTCGCCGAGGTCGGACTGGAGCGCCAGCTGCAACGGTCCATCCTGGACACCGACGAGACCTACCGCGAGCGCCTGCTCAACGCCTGGGAGCTGTGGCCGTGGGCTGGCACTCCCTACGGCGTGCTCGGGGCGCTGTTCGACCAGGGCTACACGAACGCCCAGCTGGTCATCGCCAAGGGCGTGGTCTTCTCGATGAACGGCAGCCGCGAGCTGGTGACCTCGACCTATACCCCTGGGGCGTTCACCTTCGGCTCGACCCCCTATTGGTCGAAGTTCATCCTGTACTTCCCCGCGCCGCAGATCGCCCGCTGGGTGAGCGGTGGCGTCCCGGCGAACGGCAGCGACGAAGCGCTGGCTGTGATTGCGCTGGTGAAGAAGTGGAAGTCGGCGCACAGCTACTTCGACCGGGCGGTGATTCAAGCGACCGGCAAGACCTGGGGGCTCCCCGTGACGCAGGTCTGGGGAGCTGGCACCGGCGTATGGGGTGGCACTCAAGTCACCTGGACCGTCCCGAACTAGGAGCAGCCAATGCCGTCGAACATCACAGGTGCAGCAGGTGCCATCGTCCCGCGCGCAAGCGTGATTTTTGCTGCTCCCGTTGACGGAGACTCGCTGGCAGCTTCCACCGTCCGCACGGGGATGCAGTCGCTGGCCGACCACCTGGACTTCATGATGGACCGGGCGGGGCTGCTCTCAGAGGTGCAGACCTGGGCAGCGGCGCAGACGTTCACGGCGGCCGCGCAGTTCAATAACAACCTCACCGTCGCGCTGGATCTCCAGGTCAACGGCAACACGTACCTGGGTAACGGCGCTGGCGACCAGACGACCTTCTCGGGGCCCGCCGTGGTCACCGGCCTGCTGCAAGCGCTGGCAGCGGTCACGGTTGGAACCACGCTGAACGTGACAGGTGCCACCACTCTGGCTGGGCTGGGGGCTGGTGCAACGACGCTGGCCAGCCTGGGGGTGACAGGTGCAGCGACGGTCGGCACCACCCTGCTGGTCACTGGCCTGTCGACGCTGACCGGAGGCGGCTACGCCAGCAACGCAGCGGCCAGCTTCATCGGCTTCTACGGAATCGCCCTCGGTGGGGTGAACGGCATCGGGGTGAAGGGCTACACCAGTGGAGCCGGTGGCTACGGGGTAATCGGCGTCGGGGACCACGCGAGCGCCTACGGCGTGGTCGCCCAGAACGTCGGTGGTGGTGTTGCGCTGCTCGTCTCAACAGGTGACGCCAAGTTCACGGGAACGAACCCCGCGCTGGGTACCGGCGCGAGCGACATGCTCACCCGGACCAACATCATCAAGATGTGGGGGAGCTACAAGGTCGGGAGCGGCTTGCAGGACGGGTTCAACGTGAACATCGGCCTGGCTGCCACCGCGACCACCATCTACTTCGACCTGACGACGGATCTGGCGACGTTCGTGGACTCGGAGCCGGGCGTTCACGGTGCGGTGTTCGTGAGCATCAGCAGGACCGACTGCATCGCCAAGGCGTCCTTCTCCAGCGAGGGACGGGTGGCGGTCGGTTTCTACACCCTGGACGGCGCTGCGACCTCGGTGCTCCTGGCGGACCTGACCGATACATTCGTCAGCATCATGGTGCTCGGCAGAATGTAGAACGAGGTGACAGGTGCCGACCGTTGACGACGTGGGCAAGGCAGCGGTCGGGCTCCGCGCGGACACGGTGGCGTGGGTGGCTGCGCTGGCGATCGCCGCCCTCTTCGCGCTGGTGGTCTGGCACCTGCGGCGAGAGGTGAAGCACGAGGAGAAGGTCGCGGCGCTCAACGCCACCATGCTGGGGATTGTCCGCGAGCACACCGCGCAGCTGGTGGCCATCTACTCGGGCAGCAAGCGCCCGCGCCGCAGGGAGGCTGCTGATGTGGCCGAAGAAGAAAAACCATGAGGTCGAGGACGAGGTGGAGTTCCGCCGCAAGGTGAACGACGGGCTCCTGGAGAGGATCTGGGCCAAGCTCGAGGAGGCCAGGGCGGTCCCGGAGGAGCCGGGGGCGCTCGAGGACCTGGAGAACGACGACGAGCCCGAGGAGGACCCGTGACCAAGGTCGTGAAGTGGCTTCTGCTGGCCGGTACCGTCGACGCGGGGGTGGTGGCCTGGCTGGGTCTCACCAGGGGCTTCCACGCGGCAACGTTCACCGCGTCGGCATCACTCTGGGCGTCGCTCTCGCTTTACTGGACCTGGCGCTACGTCCTGCGCAAGAAGCGGCAATCCATAGTGATAGCACTCGCCATGCTGTCTCCCGTGGTTCACGTGGCGCGCGAGCTGAAGTGGCTCCCACGGTGGCCCACATCGCTTTTTCTGATGGCGGCGCTCACGATCGGCATCTTCGGGGTGGTCGTGGTCCTGCACCACGAGCTGCGCCGTTCTCGCCCGTTCCTCTGAGGAGGCGTAGATGAAGCGCCAGGCCAACGCCGCCACCATCGCCCTCATCAAAGAGTCAGAGCGGTGCCGGTTGACCAGCTACCTGTGCCCAGCTGGGAAGTGGACCGTGGGGTGGGGCTCCACCAGGTTGGTCGGACCCTCGATGCGCATCACCCAGGCGCAGGCCGAGGAGCGGTTCGCCGACGACCTGGCTGAAGCAGTCCGGGGGCTGGAGCTCGTCGTCCCGAAGTGGCTCAACGACAACCAGTTCGGAGCGCTGGTGGACTTCGTTTTCAACTTTGGCATCTCCGCCCTGGTGGGGAGCCGGCTGCTGCGGCTGCTGCGAGACGACAAGCTGGATCAGGAGCGCCGGGCCGAGCTGGCGGCCGCGCAGCTCCCGCGCTGGATTCACGCGCTGGACCCCCACACGAAGAAGTTCGTCGTCCTTCCTGGACTGGTGACGCGCCGAGCTGCTGCGCGCAAGCTGTTCGAGACCCCGGTGGACGTTGGAACCGTCTGACGACCGCGAGCGCTGGCTGGTGGTGGCCGCAGCGGTGTTGATCGTCGGTGCCTTCTTCGCGGGCCGGTACTCCAACCCCACCAGCACGGTCGAGCGCGTCCGCGTCCAGCTGGTCGAGAAACAGGTGGTGGTGGTGCAGGAGAAGGTCCGGGTCGAGACGGTGACGGTGGAAAAGACCACCCACCAGCTGCGCGTCGTGGAGCGCGAGGTGGTGAAGCCGGACGGGTCGATCGAGCGGACCAGGGAGACCCAGGCGGCCGCGCACACCGACGCCCGAGTTACCACCGACGAATCGCTGGACCGCCAGGGCTCGTCCGTCGTCGAAAAGTCAGGGTCCACGGACAGCGCCAGGGCGGTCACCTACGCGCTTCCGCGCTGGCGGGTGGGGGTCACAGCGGGGGTGGCACCGTTCGAAGCGTGGCGACCCGTTTACGGCGGCGAGGCGGGGCTGCGGGTCGTCGGACCCTTCTGGGTGGGGGTCGGAGCTGACAGCGGCGGGGTCCTTCGGGCGTCGGTGGCGATCGAGTTCTAAGCGGGCTGCTTCGCGAGCCAGGTCCGGTAAGCCACGTCCGCCTTCGACAGCCCGCGTCCCTGCCAGCTGGTGTGCATGCTGTCCGGCTCGTGGGAGGGGTCGAGGACCTCCTCGCAGCGGTGCATCAGCTCGTGACACATCACGTCCAGGCTGGGGCCCACGAGGAGGACCCCGCCCGCGTACTGCCCGCCGACCAGGTGTCCCTGTGCGTCGTTCCATCGGTCGGTGGCCTGGACCTCGACTCGGTTTGGGCCCGGTCCCAGGCGAGCCACGATGTCTCCCCGCTTCCAGGGACCGTGCTCGGCGATGCACTCGAAGGCCATGTTCCAACACATCGCAAAGCGCTCGAGGTCCACCAGCTCGCCGACGCAGCGCACGGTGGTCTTCAGCACCACGAAGGCAACGGGGGTGCGAAATGTCGCGTCCAGCGCCTTCCCCTCGAGGTGGCGCTTGATCAGCAGGTAAAGCACCACCGCGAGCCCCAGGCCGACGATGACGAAGGCCCCCCAGGTGGGGACGGCAATGCCAGGCGTCGGTTCACCAGGAAAGAGAGAGCGCATAAGGGGTACTCTACCGCCAGCAGCCAGGGGAGGCCCTAACGCATGGTGACAGTTCGCCCAGCTCTGAAGGTCGCTTCCATCTCCCAGGCCGGCATCGTCTCGCTGGGCGCGCAGCAGCTGGGCACAGGCGCAAAGACAGTCGACTCGCTCATCTCGCTGGGGTCGATCGCCGGCGTCACCGGAGCCTACAGCGGCGCGGTCAGCGCGCTGTCCCTGGCTCTCTCGGGAGCGCTGACAGGTGCCACCACCGGAGCGTTCTCGGGTGCGGTGTCTGCGCTGTCCCTGGCGCTGTCTGGGGCTGTTACCGGGGCAACGACCGGGGCCTTCAGCGGAGCCCTTTCCGCTGGGTCGCTGGCGCTCTCGGGTGCCATCTCTGGGGCCACGACCATCACCGCCAGCGGCGCGGTGGGGGCGGCCTCGCTCTCCCTGTCGGGGGCGATCACCGGGGCAACCACGGGGGCCTTCTCAGGAGCGGTGAGCGCGGGCTCGCTTGCGCTGAGCGGGGCGATCACCGGAGCCACCACCATCGCCGCGAGCGGGGCTGCCACTGCCGCCAGCTACACGGCCAGCGGGGCGGTCCAGGGAGCCACGGTCACCGCGACCGGGGTTCTCACCGGCGCCTCGCTCACCTTGAGCGGAGCCATTTCAGGGGCAACCACCGGCACGTTCAGCGGGGCGCTCTCTGCGTCCAATCTCTCCGGTACGCACTCGGGCACCAGCTCGGGGACGAACACCGGCGACGCCAGCGTCTCAGCGACGGCCAACGGGCTCTCGGTGGCAGCGGGTCAAATCTTCTCGCTCACCGCAGCGGGGGCCTCGACCTCCGGGTCGGTGACCTCCGGGGTTCAGAACTTCGGCGGCGCGAAGACTTTCAACGCGGCGCTGGTCGCGCTCTCCCTGGCCACCAACGGGGGCGGTCTCGCGCTCAGC